ATAGATAAAGTTTCTTACTACAAAATAAAAGAACTTAATAAAACATTATAAAATAAATTATTATGAATAGGGTAATTAATATTTTTAAAGATAGTAACGACATCAATGAAAAAACTATTGTAGGTTTTTCTTCATTTGCTGTTATGGTTATTTTTGCTATCGCAGATATTGTATCTGGGAGTTTAGGTGAAGATTTAATTATAAATGAATTTATTTATAATTCTTTTTTAATTATTACATTAGGTAGTTTTGGTATAGCTGAAGTTGGTAGGATTGCTAATGTTTTTACAAATAAAAAAGATAATTCAAATGAACAATTACTTACTGAATAATAATATGTTCATAAGTAAAAAGTTAATTTTGACACTAGAATAAAATGCTGTTATATTTAAATATAATAACATTTTATTTATGAAAACAGGAAAACAATTTAAATTAAATTTAAACAAAGATTTTAACACTTACTACGGTAGTGTTGATTACAAAAACCCCAAATCAATATACATCAACATCTCTTCATGGTTTTCTCCTATAAAGGAGTGTGAGAATTGGGATAGAGCTGTTAGTGGGTTAAAACGAAATATACAATCAAATATAAATTCTACAAATTTAAATAATTTATTTTTAGAAAAAAAACAAATTGTAGACTTAGATATTAGAACTAGTGGTATACGTGAAAATAAAAGGAGTTATATGAGTTGTGAAATAACTTTATTCCTTAAAAATGAAGAACCCATAAAATCTGATAATGTAAAATTAGTCGTTGAAAACATTTTAACTAACATAATCAACAATAGTTTTAACACATCTCCATATTTTAATTTTTATAGAACAAAAAAGTAAATGATGTATTTTATTATTACTAAAGTATTTATAGTTAAAAGTAATAATGGAAATATTGAAACCAGGAAAGGTAGGTACGGGTATTTTAATAGAATATGACGCTGGTCACGTATCACCCACTAACACTAATAACAAAAAAGTTATTAAAGAAATGACAGATAGGTCCATCCAAGAAGGGCCCATAATTTTCCATGCTATACTACAAAAAAGTGGTGTAGAAAATAGAAACGGAAGAGTTTATCCAGAAAACATATTAAAAAGAGAAGTAGAAAACTATCAGAAATTAATAGAGAAAGGTAGTGCTTTATCAGAACTAAATCACCCAGAATCATCATTAGTCGATTTGGAAAGAAGTTCTCACAGAGTTTTAGAGACTTGGTGGGATGGTAATATTCTTATGGGTAAATTAGAAATCTTAACATCACCCGCATACCACCAAACTGGTGTTATATCTTGTGTGGGTGATATCGCAGCTAATTTATTGAGACACGGAGTAACGTTAGGTATTTCATCAAGAGGTGTCGGTTCATTAGAAAGAGAGAATGGTCAAAATGTAGTACAAGATGATTTTGAATTAATTTGTTTTGACCTAGTTTCATCACCATCAACTCCAGGAGCTTACTTATTTAAAAATTTAGAAGATAAAGAACTTTATGATGAATCTTTAAATCACGATAAACCACAAGAACAAATAACAACTCAAGCTTTAAGTGGTTCATTAAGATTAATGGATAAGTTAGATAGTTTCTTATCGGGATATTAAAAATAATAATAATTTATCTTTTATTTGTATTATAAGAGGAGTTTTTAACTATTGGTAGTATTTATAATAAAAATAAAACTTTAAAAAGCGCTTAATAAAAAAGATATGGCAGATAACAAATCAGTCTTAGAACAGGCCTTACTAGAGGCACAACAGCTAGAAGAAGCTGTTAAATCTAATGCAAAAGAAATACTTGCAGCTACTATGAAGCAAGAAATTGAAGAGTTAGTTAAAGAATCATTAAATGAACAAGAAGAAGATGACTTTGTCGGTACTAGTGAAGAAGAAGTCTCTGTTGAGTTCGATGATGATGATTTTGATGACGAAGAATATGAAGACCAAGAAGAAGAGGAATTAATGATTCCTGCAGGAGAAGAAGCAATGGTATCTATGGAAATGGATACGGATGAACCAACACTCGACCTAACACAAGCATCTGACGAAGAAGTAATGAAAGTTTTCAAAGCTATGGGAGCTGAAGATGGAATCGTTGTTACACAAGATGGAGACACAATTGAACTTGAAGACCAGGGAACTGGTACTGAATATAAAATTGAATTGGCCGAGAGTAAATTTAAGAATAATCTTCTAATTAATGAAGGTTATGATAATGATTCAATGGAGTACGTTGATGATGAAGAAATTATGGAAATGGAAAAAGATTTCGAAGAAGGTTGGAAAAAAGGTATGTCAGAAATGAAAATGAAAGACATGTATGAAATGGAAATGGATGACGAAATGTCAGAAATGAAAATGAAAGGTATGTATGAAATGGAAATGGATGATGAACCTATTTATGAAATTTCTTTAGAGGACGAAATGGATATGGATGAAGAAGACATGGACATTAAGGAATTACAAGAAATGGGAGATATGTCTTACGAAGAAATGGAAGAAGGTGATTATGGTTTTAAACGCCCTATGGGTCGTTCAAAACAAGGTTACCTAGATAGAGAGGATGAAATGTTGGGTGGTGAACACGGACATGAAGACTCTGAATTTTCATTAAGAGATAGAGCTAGAATGGCTAGAGGTACTAGAAAATTTGACCAAGAAATGGGAGAAGCTTCTAGAACTTATGGTTTTGGTTCTAAATCTGGAAGAGGACTTAGAAAAGGATTTACTAACAACAGAAATTTAGACTTCCCAATTAATGAATCATCTAGAGAATCTATTAACAAGATACTTAAAACAGCTAAACAACTACAAACAGAGAATCAACATTTCAGACAGAAAAATAAAGAATATAGACAAGCTCTTAAAGTATTCAGAGATAAATTAAATGAAGTAGCTGTATTTAACGCTAATTTGGCTTATTCAACTAAATTATTCACTGAACACACAACAACTAAAAAAGAGAAAGTTAACATTCTTAGACGTTTTGATGGCGTTAAAACTCTGAATGAAAGCAAAAACTTGTTCAATACATTAAATTCAGAATTTAATTCTAAAGTTAATAAGTTGAATGAGTCGGTTCAAAAAACCATTACTAAAACCCCTTCTGGTGGTTCTTCAGTCAATTTGATTGAAAGTAAAACTTATGAAAGTCCTCAAATTACTAGGATGAGAGAGATTATGAATAAGTTATAATAATTAAATAAACGCTAACTAAAAAAACAAATTAAAAATGGGAGCATTATTAGAATCTGGTATGGTCGGAAACATTGGTTTAAAACACCTTAAAGTTATCCGCGAAGATACTATTGGAAAATGGAACAAGCTTGGGTTCCTTAACGGATTAAATGGGCACACAAAAGAAAACATCGCTCAATTATACGAAAATCAAGCAACACACTTAATTAACGAAGCTACGTCATCTGACGCTTCAGGTTCATTCGAAACGGTTGTTTTCCCAATCATTCGTAGAGTATTCTCTAAGTTATTGGCAAACGATATCGTTTCTGTACAAGCTATGAACTTACCTATCGGTAAATTGTTCTACTTTGTACCTAAAATTTCACAAAGAAGAAGTGGTACTGTTGGAGACCCTGCATTTACAGGTGAAGGTCACTACAACCCAATCGGAGGTGCTTTTTCAAATGATAGTACACAATTCGATACTGTTAACCTTTATGATGCATTTTATGACGGTGATGGTAGAGAAGGTTTATTTGACCGTTCAAAAGGAGCTTATTCAGCTGTTACTCGTGAAACTACAGTTCAGTCTTGGAACTCAGCTGGTTCTTCATTAGGAGACGCTACAGCTAACACTCTTGGTGCTATCGCAACTTCAGGTGATACTGTAGACTGTGCTAATAACGGTCTAAGGTCAGCAATTGTTGCTTTAAGAGGTTTCAGTTCTGCAGGAGCTGGTAAATTAATCGGTCCTTATGGTAATGAAATGGATACTGAAGAGTTCTTAGCATCTCTTGAGTTACAACCATCTGGTTCTTTAGCTTGTTGTGCTGACACTGGTAAAACTGTTTTCACTACGTCTACTAACTTACCATTTAGAGTAGTTACTCAAAAATACGGACAACAAATGGTTAACTATGGTACTTCTTCTACTACTTTATTCCCAGGTGGTTCTTACAGTGACATCTGTGACGCTACTGGAACAATTTACCTTGAAGTAGACCTTACATGTCCAGCTTGTATCGATTGTAACTCAGTTGATGGATATGTTGGAGCTTATATTAGACCAGCAGACGCAACTAAAATAAACGCAACTTATAGAATTTACCAAGACTTGGAATTCGAAACTGAACTTGCTGAAGTTTCTTTTGATTTGGAATCAGTTACTGTTTCTGTTACAGAAAGAAAATTAAGAGCTCAGTGGTCTCCAGAATTGGCACAAGACGTTAGTGCATTCCATAACATCGATGCTGAAGCTGAATTAACAGCTTTATTGTCTGAGGAAGTTGCTGCTGAAATCGATAGAGAAATTCTTCGTGACCTTAGAAAAGGAGCAGCATGGCAACTAAGATGGGATTACAACGGATGG